TGATGGAGGGAATGGAAGATGATACAGAAAAATTATTTAATATCAACAATCCTAATACTAGCGATTAGTGGTTGTTCATTATTACCTACAAAAAAAGTAGAAGTAATATCTAAACCAATACAAATAGATATTATGCAACCGGATTTACCGCGTCCTGTGGAATTAACAGCACCTAAATGGTGGGTTGTATCAGAAGCTCGTATAGCAAATCCATGTAAACAAGTAATGAAACTTGATGAGAATGGTAATCACATTGTTAAAGAAGATGGTACACATCAATTAACACGACCTAAAACATGTGATATATCAGAAAGAGAAAATCCAGATTGGCCAGAAGGTTATACATATTTGGATAGATTCCTTGATGAAATTAAAAGTCAAAATAACGGAGATATCGTATTTGTAGCAACTACAGTTGGTGATTATAAGGTCATGGCTGAAGATATGCAAGAACTTAAAAGATACATAAAACAATTAGGTGAAGTTGTAATCTATTACAGAAATGTGACAATGCCAAATGGCGAAAAGGGTGTAGGAGTTGGTATTCAACAACCTGAAAACGCACCTGGTATCCGCGGTTAATTAATTAAAATAAACGTTTACTTTCAAGTGAAAGTATGGTATAATATATAATATAATGAATACAACTACAATAAATGTCACAAAAAGAGATGGGTCAATAAAACCATTTGATTTAGATAAAGTTCACAAAGTTTTAGAATGGGCTGTTGAAGATATATCAGGCGTATCAATGTCTGAAATAGAACTGAAAGCTAATATTCAACTTTATGATAAAATACCAGCTTATGATATTCATGAGCTCTTAATCAAATCAACTGCAGAATTAATTTCTGATCATACACCAAACTATCAATTTGTAGCAGCTCGTCTTATATCATATAAGATGAGAAAAGAAGCATATGGAGACTATCAAGTTCCATCCCTTTGGGTTATCATTAATAGAAATATTCAATTGGGTGTTTATGATGACGATATTATTAACATCTATACAGATGAAGAAATTAGCGAATTAGACGAATATATTAAACACGAAAGGGATGATACCTTTACATATGCAGGTATGGAACAATTTCGTGGTAAATATTTAGTTCAAGATAGAAGAACAAAAGAAATTTATGAAACACCACAAATACTCTATATGATGATTGCTATGACTTTGTTTGGCAAATATAAAGAAAATAGATTAAAATATGTTAAGGATTATTATGATGCAATATCTCAATTTTATATATCACTTCCTACACCAATCATGGCAGGAGTTAGAACGCCGACTCGACAATTCAGTTCTTGCGTCCTTATTGAATCAGGAGATTCCCTTGACTCTATTAATGCTACTGCTACTTCTATTGTTAGATACATAAGTAAAAAGGCAGGTATAGGAATAGGTGCTGGCTCAATACGAGCAAATGGCGCTAAAGTTGGAGATGGTTCAGTAGTACATACTGGGTTAATTCCATTCTTAAAATATTTCCAATCAGCTGTGAAATCCTGCTCTCAAGGAGGTGTAAGAGGAGGAGCCGCTACTGTATACTTGCCCTTATGGCATTATGAATTTGAAGATTTAATTGTTCTTAAAAATAATAAAGGCGTAGAAGAAACAAGAGTTCGTCACATGGATTATGCATTTCAGTTTAATAAACTTATGTATGAAAGATTATTATCAGGTGGTAATATAACTTTCTTTGACCCTAATGATGTACCTGGCTTATATGAATCATTCTTTATTGACCAAGACAAATTTAAAGAGTTATACGAAAAATATGAAAGAGCTCATAGTATAAGAAAGAAAACACTACCAGCATTAGATGTATTTCAAATGTTCTTAACAGAAAGAAAAGATACTGGTAGAATATACCTTATGAATGTAGACCATGCAAATGACCATAGCTCATTTATAGCAGAAAAAGCTCCAATAAGAATGAGTAATTTATGTTGTGAAATTGATTTACCAACAACTCCTTTAAATAGCCAAGATGATAAAGATGGAGAAATTTCTTTATGTACATTATCAGCAATCAATTGGGGTCTTATAAACGAGCCACATGAATTTGAAAAATATTGTGACCTTACTGTAAGAGCTCTTGATGAGCTATTAGATTACCAAGGATATCCAATACCAGCAGCTGAAAAAGGTACAATGAACAGAAGACCTTTAGGTGTAGGTATTATCAACTTAGCATATTTCTTAGCAAAGAGAGGGCTTAAATACGACGAATCTGCTTATGAAATTGTTGATGAATATGCTGAAGCATGGTCATATTATTTAATAAAAAGTTCAGCAAACCTTGCAGCTGAAAAAGGAAAATTGATATATAATACTGATACGAAATATTCTAAAGGAATACTTCCTATTGATACTTATAAGAGTGCAATAGATAATCTTGTAAAGTGCAGAGAACGTTTACCGTGGGAAGATTTGCGTAAGCAACTCAGAGAAACTGGCATCCGGAACTCGACTTTAATGGCGCTAATGCCAGCCGAAACAAGCGCTCAAATAAGTAATAGTACAAATGGTATTGAACCTCCTAGAGCTTTAGTATCATATAAACAGAGTAAAGATGGAGTGATGGCGCAAGTTGTGCCTGGTTATCATCATCTTAAAAATAAGTATGACTTATTATGGGACCAAAAGTCACCAGAAGGATACTTAGCTATATGTGGTATATTACAGAAATATATAGACCAAGGAATCTCTGTTAATACATCTTATAATCCAGAACATTATGAGGATAATAAGATTCCAATGTCAGTGATGATACAAGATACTGTCACTGCATACAAATATGGATTAAAACAATTGTACTATTTTAATACGTTTGATGGAGCAGGAGAAATGACAGATGGAGAAACACATCATGCGTATGATGGAGAATCAGAAACTTATAATGAAAATGATGAAGATTGTGATTCATGCAAAATTTAAATAATAAAATAAATCAAAGAATGGATATTCTTCAAGCTTGGATGGAAGAAGATTATCATTTAAAAAGACCACAAGTAGTTTATGACCATACACTTACTATAAGTAAATTTTGGTCAGTGCTTTCAGAAGAAGACAAGGAATATATACAATGTGCACAAGATGCAATAACCGAAAAATCGACAATATCATGGAAACCTAATGGCAATACTACAAAAAAATAAAAAATCACACTTAATTAAAAATATGTTTTTAGATGAAGGAGTTGATATTGCAAGATACGACCAAGTCAAATATCCACAAATCGAAAAAATTACCGATAAACAATTAGGATTCTTCTGGAGACCAGAAGAAGTCGACGTATCCAAAGATAAAAAGGATTTTAACGATTTAACCGACCATGAACAACATATTTTCACATCTAATCTCAAAAGGCAAATATTACTGGACTCTGTACAAGGTAGGGCCCCAAACCTTGCTTTCCTTCCTATTGCTTCGTTACCCGAAATTGAAAACTGGATTGAGACCTGGTCCTTTTTTGAAACTATTCATAGCCGTAGTTATACTCATATTATTCGCAATGTCTATTCTGACCCTTCTATTGTTTTTGACAGCATGCTTGATATAAAAGAAATTATGGATTGCGGTTCAGATATCGCAAGCTATTATGAAGAATTAATATCAGATAACAATTCAGCTTCTAATAAAATGTCTCATAAAACATCATTATATATGGCTATGCTTTCAGCGAATGCTCTTGAAGGAATACGTTTTTATGTATCCTTTGCCTGCAGTTGGGCATTTGCTGAACTTAAAAAGATGGAAGGTAATGCTAAGATTATTAAATTTATAGCAAGAGATGAAAATACTCATCTTGCAGCAACGACAGTTATGATTAAAAATCTATTAAAAGAAGATAAAGATTTTCAAAAGATAGCAAAGAAAGAAGAAGAAGCAGCTGTAAAGCTTTTTGTAAATGTTATAGAACAAGAAAAAGAATGGGCAAGGTACTTATTTAAAGATGGTTCAATGATTGGTCTTAATCAAACAATACTCGAAAATTATGTTGAATGGATAGGATGCAAAAGAATGAGAGCAATTGGATTACCATGTCCTTATACTGTTCCTCAGATGAATCCATTACCTTGGACAGAGAAATGGATATCTGGAGGTAACGTACAAGTTGCACCACAAGAAACAGAAATAACTTCATATATAACTGGTGGAGTTAAACAGGACGTCGATAGTTCTACATTAAAAGGATTAAGTTTATAATGTTTGTACCTTGGTTTACAAAGCCCGATACGGAAAAGAAAGTATTACAAATCGTAAATCTCTCTCCTGATGAATCTTGGATTGAGAAAATTGTTGACGTTCACCCAATGAAACAAATAGCAATAATGTCAGTAGTTCAAGTATGTGTATTTGGATTTATGTTATTATGCTTTAAAATAATAGGAGTACTATTTAAATGATTATAATATATGGAAAAACACAATGTCCTTATTGCGATATGGCAAAAAATATGTGCGAGCAAAAAGGTATAGATTACGAATATAAACAACTTGGAACAGATTTTGATAGAAATGAAATGCTAGAAACATTTCCAGGCGCAAGAACATTCCCACAGATTATAGTTGATGGCAATAAAATAGGTGGATATACAGAACTAAAAGAATTAGTTGATTTAGAGTTATGATTTTAGAGTGCGAATATTGTTTTTCACGCATAATCATAAAACCAGATGACGAAATAAAAATTAATTTTTGTCCTCATTGTGGTGAACCAACTGATGATGATGCAGAAGAGTTAGACTTTAATGAATAAATGGATATATCAAGGCGTTGCATTTAATCCGGATGAACCTTTTACTTTCGAAAGATACGGTAAAGATTGGTATGGCTTTGTCTATTGTATTACTAATCGAGCAACAAATAAAAAGTATATAGGTAAAAAATTCTTTTGGAAGCCTAAAACGTTACCTATTACTAAAAAAAGAAAAAGACGTCAAAGACTTAAAGTCGAATCAGATTGGCGTACCTATTATGGTTCTAATAAACATCTACAAGATGATGTTGCAAGTATGGGTGAAGACTTTTTCTATAGAGAAATACTACATTTATGTAAATCAAAAGGTGAATGCGCTTATATGGAAACTAAGGAACAGTTTGACAGAGAAGTGTTGATGACTGAAGACTATTATAATGGAATAATCAATTGTAGAATTGGTGGGAATGCAGTAAAAAACTTAAAATAAACCTTTACATTTGCTTAAAAGTATGGTATAATATAGTATATGACGAAAAAATATAAAGACAATATTATCCCATTTCCAACGAAAGAAGATATACAAGTAAAAGAAGATTCAGAAATTTTAGACGATTTAAGTAACGAATGTGTCGAATCATCTCATTTTCTATTAGAAGTAATGGAAGAGTTTATTAATTCAGGACAAGTAAGCGAAGGATTAATGGACTTAAATTTTAGAGATGAAACGGTACAAGAATCAAGAGATATGTTTGTTATAGTTAATATGTTAAATGCAATGTTTAATAGATACTATGGCATTCCACATGGATTACACCAAACACTCGATAATGCTTATATTAAAGTAAAAGAAATGATTCTTTTAAATGAAGAAGCAAATCATGATTTAGCTGAGTTTGTATTCACACCAGAAGGTAGTGACCAAGAAATTCTCTTTACTCCTGACTTTGACTTAGACCCACCAGAAGAGGACCCCGATGATACTAATTGATTATTCACAGATTGCATTAAGCAATATAATTGTGCAAAAACTAAATGATGAAAGCATGATAAGACATATGATACTTAACAGTATTAGAATGTATAACAAAAGATATAGAGAAGAATATGGCCAACTTGTTATATGTGCTGATGGTATGAACACTTGGAGAAAAGACTTTTTTCCAGAATACAAAGCTGCACGTAAAAAGAACAGAGATAGTTCAAGTCAAGATTGGACTGAAATCTTTAGGATATTACATACAGTTCGTGATGAAATAAATGAATATATGCCATATAAAGTTGTACACTTAGAAGGCGTAGAAGCTGATGATATTATTGGTACACTTACAATGCAAACACAAGAGTTTGGTCAAGCTGAACCAGTAATGATTATATCATCCGATAAAGACTTTATACAACTACAAAAGTTTAACAATGTAAAACAATATAGTCCTATACAAAAGAAATTTGTCACTGATAAAAATCCAAGAACTTATTTGTTTAATCATGTAATGAGAGGAGATAGTGGTGATGGTATACCAAACGTTCTTTCAGCTGATGATACATTTATATCTGAAAAAAGCCAAACTCCTTTAAGACAAACAAAGATAGATAATTGGTTAGAAAATGCTGATAGTCTAAGAGAACACATGGATGATGAGATATATCGCAACTATCAACGTAATAAAAAGCTTATCGATTTAACTGATATACCAGAAGACATACAAGAAAACATTATAAATACTTTTAACGGGCAAACAAAAACGCCTAACATGAGAGTGTTGAACTATTTAATTAAAAAAAGATGCAATCATTTGATTGAGGTCGTGGAGGAATTTTACAATGGCTAGAAAATTAATATCGGAAGTCCTAGCAGAAGCAGGCAAAATCGTAAAGCGTGATGAACGAATAAAGTTCTTACAGCTTAATAAATCACCAGGTCTTACTGACATACTTAGAATAAACTATGATGATAGTGTAATATCTTTATTACCT